CCGCGTTCGCTCTTCGACCTTTACGATAATCTGCTCATCGATGGCGTGTTGGCCGACGCGATGGATAAGCGCATTTTGGCGGTGACCAACTCGGAATGGATATTCCAAAACGTAGATGGTGAGGAAGTTGAGGAGATTACGAACCTGATGGAATCGATAGGCTTCGAGCAGCTGCTGCAAACCATTATGAAATCGCGCTTTTTCGGACGCTCTGCCTGTGAGTTCGATTTTTCGCAAGATAAGTTCGATGTTTACGATATTCCTGCAAAATACGTGGATATTAACCAAAAGGTAATCTTATTGCAGGAAAACGACCGGACAGGCGTCAGTTATGTAGATGATCCTTTTTTGTTGGTTGTCGGAAAGCCAAAAGATTTCGGCCTGCTACTAAAAGCCGCACCATATGCCATTTACAAACGCGGCGGCTTCGGGGATTGGGCGCAATGGATAGAACTCTTCGGTATGCCACAACGCGTCGGAAAATACAACACTTACGACCCTTCAAGCCGGCGGCAGCTGGAAGAAGCCTTTGAGAAAGCAGGATCAGCTCCCTGGCTCGTTGTTCCAAAAGAGGCAGAGATAGAAACGAAAGAAACAAGCTCAGGAAATGGTTCCTCTTTTGACGAATTTAGAAAAGCGTGCAATGAAGAATTGCTGATCACCATTCTTGGGCAAACGCTGACAACCGTACAAGGTGATAAGGGCGCTCGATCACTCGGAGAGGTGCATAAGGAAGTCGAAGAAGGCAAAAATAAGGCAGATTTGCGCTTTGTGCAGCGCATCTTGAATACCTGTGTCGTACCTATGTTGGAAGCACGAGGATTTCCGGTGGCGGGTGGTAAATTCATTGCGCCAAGAGCTGCAGAAAGCCTTACCGTTACAGAAATCATGCAGCTTTCGGATATTATAGACATTCCGGTGAACTATCTGCATGAGAAGTATGCTATTCCTATTCCTGAAGAGGGCGAAGCGATTGCACAAAGGCGCAATTTAGGCCTGCCGTCTTTTGATGAAACAGACGGAGACGGAATGCCCGTGGCAAATGCAGATAAAGGATTTTGGCGGTCTTTGTGGGATTTTTTCGTAAAGGCCCCGGCACAAGTCGGGGCATCGAATGGAACAATCCGCACGAGCCTCAAGGATAGTACGGATTTAGATGACAGACTGATTACGGCAGTAGCAGAGGGGAATTGTAAAACCTTTTCTCCTGAATTATTTTTCTTCATTTTTAATGATCTTTTGAAGGGCGTTAAAACAGGATTAAAACAACCTTCGAACAACGCTGATATGAGCTTCGGGTATGGTCTGCAGGACGATGCCTTTATAACGGCTTTGGAGCAAAATATCATGCACTTTTCCGCTGCTAAGACTTTGTCGGAAATCCGGCAGCTGAATGAGGCTTTCAGGGAGAGTAAAAGCTACGAAGAGTTTGCGAAAGCAGCGAAAAGTATTTGCGGAAAATACAATGATTCCTGGCAGCGTGCAGAGTACGCAACGGCCACGCTGACGGCTGAGAGTGCAAGTAATTATCAGCGCTTGTTGAAGAAAAGAAATCTATATAAATATTGGCAATTCCGTACAGTTGGTGATGATCGTGTAAGAAAGGAACATGAAGAATTGGATGGGCTTACACTCCCTTCGACCGACCCTGCGTGGGACAAGTTATGGCCGCCTTTAGGATTTCGTTGTCGTTGCTCCGTTATTCCGCTTTTAGCACATGAGGTCGACGTGGATATGGTAAAACGCTCGAAAGAGAGTTTGCAAGAATTTTTCAAAAGCGAAGAATGGAAAAAAGTAGCGGCGCAGCATTTTGATACAAATCCGGGTAAACGCAGCGAAATTTTCTCTAAAGATCAGATGTATATCCGCAAGTTCCCACACGTCGCGGCAAAAATGATGAATAAAATATCCCCTGCCACATGGGGAGTAGAGCAATCTATCAACAAATGTATTAAGCAAAGTAATATCAAGCGACCGGTTTATGAGGGTACTGCAGAAGACTGGTGGAGCAATGTAAAAAAAACTAACGCAAATGGAAATGAGCGTTGGGAAGTTAGAGATTATGCGGGTCGTACTTGGTACATGAGCCGAAAAGACTTTGATATACATTCCACAGATATAACGAAAACACGCGCATTCAGGACCATGTATCTTTCAACCGTGGAGGAGATTTTACAAAGTCCGGATGAAGTCTGGTTAAATTCTGCACTTAAAAACAGGCAAAGTGCAGAAAACACTCTTAACAATTGGATATTTATAAAATATTACGATGATAAGGCGTTAGTCTGCGCTTGCAAGTTGGAACACGAAAAAATGGCTTTCAAAACTTGGTTTGAAGCAAAAGATAATACAATAAGAAGAGGTATTTTGATAAAAAAGTGGTAGTTTTTCCTTTCTCCGGTTTAGCTCATCACTTCCATACGATAGAGACCCATTTACTACCAAGGTTTTCCGCTCCTTAACGCCGGTGAAAGGACATCGCAAATATAGCATCTTATAATCAAACACGCAACAAAATGGATACAAAAACTTTCGAAAGATACCTCAAAAGATTACCTGAAAAGGTTTTGCCGGACGTGGCAGACATCGTCGTAGAAACGGCAACAAGTTACTTTAAGGATTCATTTCGCAGAAAAGGATTCGATGGAAACCCTTGGAGACCAGGGCGACCAAAATCGCGTGGCTCACTGCTCATCGATACGGGCGCACTGGTAAACAGTATACGGCCATCGGAAATTTCGACAAGCCGCGTTGTTATATCTGCAGGTAATAGCAAGGTCACGTATGCGAAGGTGCACAATGAGGGTTTTTCGGGTGGCGTAAACGTTCCCGCACACACGCGAAACACGCGCCGGGGGATCGTCGAGGTAAAAGCGCATACACGTTATATGCGCGTGATAAAACGGCAATTTCTCGGCCCGGCAAAACAGTTGAATGAACAGATGTATAAACGAATAGTAAGACACTTACAAGACTTACTTAATGAAAATAAATAAGATGGATAAAGAACTCATAATTGCTATTTGTGAAAGACTTAAGGATGCTGTTCCACAATTGAGGTGGATAGATATCGAAGAGGGTCAACTTGATACAGAAGAGCGCCCTGCTGCTGCATGGCCTTGCGCATTCGTCGACATCGCTTATATAAACTGTGAGAGCGGAGCGGGTGGGAAACAAACAGTAACGGCAGAGATCAATCTGCGTATAGCTTTTCTGCGTACAGGCACGACAAACGCAGCAGCGCCGATAGAGGTGCGTAAAAAAGCGCTCGAAAAGTACGATATTATCAACAACATACATCAAGCGCTGCAATGGTGGGATAACGGCAAATTCGCGCCGTTACAACGAATTAAAGCGACATCTGCAGGACGTTACGACGGTATAAAGATCTTTAACATCGTCTATCGTACAAGATTTATGGAGTAGGAAATCGAAAGCCCGGATAAGCCTTCTCCAAATCTTCACAAGTCGGGCGTGTTTCTAATAGCTGATTTACGTAATCATTTTCTTCGATTATGATTTGCGAAATTGTGCGCTCATCCAAGAAAAACTCACGTGAGGACAGCAGACTTAATGTATAATCAAAGCGATAATGGCAGATTTCACTATAATAAAAGTAACGCGTTGCAAGTGTCTGATTACGACGGGCACGACGTTCTTCACGTGAAGACTGCCCATTTGTACGGACCGCGGCTGCAGAATTACGCCTACGCCGAGTCTGCTTCTGAGTTTCAGGATTGGTAGATATTTCGCTCATCGCAAGTTGGTTTTGCGAACAAAATTACGTATTTTATTTACAAATAAAAAGAGAATGGCGGAAAATCGTAAGACTCACCGCCATTTCTGAAAAGAGCAACATCAGATAAGCCCCAAACAGTTTATAAAAAGACTTTTTCCAATTGCAAAGATACTGATTCCCATTCTCATATCCTGCAAAAACTCGGCTCTATTTTTACCCAGAAACCATTTTTATCTCGTTTATGAAAATAAAAGTTGGTCGCCGTTGTTCGAACTGTGTCGGATTCGCGGAAAAGTTCCATGATTTCGCGATATTCGTCATCAAATTTATCCTCCATGGAATAAAGTTTTGAGATGCTTTTGTATTCAAAATCTCCGACTTTATTACGTTCCAATAACGACATAGCAAGCTGATACATAGGATCCTCTTTGCCCTTATCCGACTTTTCTATGTACCGCTCGAGATACTCGATCAGTCGAATGGCTGCCGCATTCGCGCGCTCATCAAATCCTTTTACTTTATTGAAAGATACTTCCAGCTTGAAATCGCCCTCTGTAATCGTGAATCCTTTTTGTTCTGAATTCTTGACTTTCCCGTATTCTTTCAGCGTGTCCAAAAAGGCGGCTGACTCATCAATCAACCACTTTTTGAAATCTTGCACGACATCTACGACCTCGGAGAGACGCTTTTCTACGTTTTGCATAAATTCTGTACGTAACGATTCATACGCTGCACGCTTCTTGCAACTCTCAGTGCGTGCCTCTTCTTGTAACTGTGCCAGCAGTGAAGCGCGTTCTTCTTTTGTAAGGTCTTGTACCTCTATTTTCTTGTTTGTCTCCATTTTTATTACTGTTAAAATGTTATTCAAATAGTTTGATAAGATCATCAATAGAGTAGTCGCTGTTCGTAAGTACGAAAGGATCTTTTCCGCCTGCTACTTCTATAAACAACTCCTTATTCTCCTTGCTGTCAAAATCTTCATAAATAGCCACAACGTCTGATTTGCGTAGCGCTATATAAAGGCCGTTCCCTAATTTGAGTTTTACGAATTTTACCATAACACTTTTATTCTTTGCTCTTTGCCTCTAACACAAAATCGCAACCAATCATTTTAACACTCGAAGAATATCTTACGATAGAACTTTCTGTGATGCCGAAATATGTTTTATCTCCCTCTACAAGTATCCTGATTTTGGCTTGAATCGTTTCTTTCAGCTTTTTTACTGCATCTTTGTTCAGCCAACAGGCCCGAAAGCCGAAAGTCTGGCTGTAGACAGTCTTCGTATCGTCGTTTTGCACAGACCATTTCACTGTAACTACTCCTACACAATTCGCAGGATGATCTATTTTTCTCATACTTATCAATTATTATTTATACAATTACTCTTCTCTCCATTCTTGCAACTCTATTTCTTGTTCGATCTCGAATTTCAGCTGCTCTAAGAACGCGCAGAATTCTTCTGTACTCAATTCGCTTAACTCATTCTTGAGCTTTGCAAGGGCTTGTGCCGGACTTAACATACATGAGGTTGTTTAGGCATTACTACTATTACTTGCTCTTCTGCAGTGTTTTTGCGATGTTTCAGGCCGCCTTTTCGTAGAATCATACGCAGGCGCAGATACAACTTTCGTAGCTCGTCTTCGTCCAACTGCGAAAAACGTTGTCCCGCAATTTTCTGACTTTGGCAAAAACTATTTACGGCCGACCAATCCGAAGTATCTATGCCGCATTTTTGCATAAGATGTAAGACGGCAGATCGCTCAGCGCGCAAGTTCGTCATATCTACTTTATGCTTTATTTCCGACTCGACACTAATGCAAAGGCGGCGATACTCTGCCGGCGTCATCTCACGCAAACTGCTCGTGCGGTTATTCGTAAACTGTCTGACCAAAGAGGCCTTCAGATCATTAGCATCACAGTGAAGCGGAAGCTTGTTAAAAGCAGCATAAAAACGTCTGAAATTTTCTACTTTATTCTTCATAATCTTACATTTTTTGAATGGCATAATTTTTATTCAGGCAAGGCTGGTAACTCCATCCAATAATCAGGTTCTTCGAATGGAATTGGACGACTCGAGTTAGGGTTGGACCAACTTCCGTCTGCAAAGTCATAATGGAGATATTTAACAGTGGGATAATTGTCCTTCTTTCCCGGTTTATAGAGACACAAAGCACAACAGTTACTTACCGGTAGATTTCCTTCAGAGACTTTATGCCAAGGGTTACAACCCCCTTCTCTTTCCTTAAGAGCTTTTATTAGATAATCGGCAATCACAGTAGATAACAGTGCCGCAGCTTTGAACGTATCTGCAGCGCTATTATCACCATTTAATTTTGCCTGCTGGCAGGTTTGAACATAAAGATCTTTAGCAACCTCATACCTGCGTTGCTCCCAGTCTATCTTGTGTTTATTGACTGCCAATACATCTTGTTCCAGACTTTCCATAATTCTATAGCTTTTTCTTTCCAATGTTACGAAGATTAGAAAGGATTTTAATTATTTCTCTTTCCCCCAATCTATAATGATTTTCGCATCGAGTCGGCCACTGCCACCGCACACC